TTTTATTTTTTATATATTTATTTTTTATATAGATATATAAAAATTTTTTTATTTTAAAATTATTAGAAATATAGTATTTTACCTAGAACTGATAGAACCACAAGCCTAAAAGCCTTTATTTATAAGGCTTTCAAGCGGTTCAAGGTATAAAATTCAACCTTGAACCACCCTAGAACTTTTTACATTTTCTGTGCAATAATTTCCTGATTGACCTTTGCTTTCTGTACTCTTTTTGAATAACGCTTGAAATTCTGTTCCAAACCATTCACCACAACCTTCTGATGTTTCAGGTCTGATTTCAACTGTTTCAGTTCCACCTTTGGAATTGGAACACCATTTGAATATTTTCCTGATTCAGTCCAACTTTTAAGGTCACACATTTTCTGATATTCCGTTTGAAACTGCTTCTTGATTTCTTCCTTATGCTGTTCTGCATCCGCTTCCAAGTCTTTCAGAAACTGCATCATCTGATTCAGAATTTCTTCTTTGTGCTTCCAATCAAGGTCAATGGTTTTCAACAGGACTTTCAGTTTGTTCTGTGGTGCAGGAAAGAATGCTTCACAATCCACACCCATATGTCCTGTTTCCCATTCAATGTGCAACATCATCAACATCACCTTCCTTTCTTTTCACCTGCCATAAAAATCCTGCATTTCCTGCCTTTGATTTTCTTGTCTTCAATATGAACATTCATATATTTTTTCATTTCCTTTGAAAAGGTCTGCATTGCAACCTTGGTGAATCCGTTTTCATGACAGAATGTGTCATATCTTGCAAACACTTCCTTGGTTTCATGGTTCAGGATTTCAAAGTCTTCCACTTCTTCCAAAAACAGAAGGATTGGATTGTTGTCACGCTCAAATGAATCAAGTTCCTTCTGAACCACTTCTGATGTGGTGAATCCCTGTGTGTCCAAAACCCTTTTCAGACCTTTGCAACCAATCTGAATCAAATATTCTGCAACTTCCTGTGTCTGCAAGTCCCATTTTATTCTTGAATTGAAATCAGGGTCATTCTTGCTGAATTTTGCATTGAAGGGGATAATCACCAACCTTCTTTTGATTGCTTCAAAACCCTTGTTCCTAACCCTTGGAATTTCATTCGCAGAAAACAATAATTTTACAGTAGGCTTGAAGAAATAAACATCCTGACCTTTGTTTTCAGCTTTGATGTCATTTCCTGAAACAATTTTCTTGAACTGACTGATTGACTTTCCCTGCAAGAATTCATCACTGATGTCATCACCTATGTTTGCAAGTTTTCCAAACATTGTTGTGGTGCTGAATTTCTCTGATAATTCATCAAGGTCAAGCGACACATAATTTTCCCTTCCAAGAACCCATTCTACAAGGTCAAGGAAGGTGGATTTTCCGTTTGCACCTGTTCCTGTCAGAATGAATGACTTTGACAGTTCGTTTTCCCTGAAAAAGCAATATCCAATGCATTCTTCAAGAATTTTCCTGATGTCTGAATCGTTGCAGGCAATCTTGTCCAAGGTCTTGTCAGTCAATTCTGAATATGCATTTGGGTTGTAGTCCCAAGGGATAATGTTTGTGATTATGTATTCAGGACTGAATGGAAGAAGCTCCATTGTCCTGATGTTCAAGATGCCATTCCTGAATGCAATGAACTTTGCATCAGATGCAGGTTCATTCTTTGGTGTGGATATTTCCAAATATTTCAGTGTTTCAGTCCGCTGTGTGGCTTTCAAGTTTGGAATGACTTCAATCATCTTGGATTCAATCATCTTGTAACCTGACAGATAAATCCCTGAATCATAGACATGCAATTGACCATTTATCCTTTTAACATGGAATTGTGATTTCAAATACTGACCAAAGACATTGTGAAGAAATACCTTCCCCTGATAGAACACAGGCTTTGCAAATGCCTCATCACGCAAAATCACATCAAGTTCATCATCCGCAAGCGGTTCAGAAAGAACATATTGATTGACCAATTTGATTGTGTCCCTTGCTTCGTCAACAGACAGTCCTGCACTTTGAAGGACTAGTTCATATCCGAAAAGTCCGCTGTTTCTTCCTTCTCCTGCTTCCATGTCCAAAAATTCCATTTTGGATTTCACAGGTTTAAGGAAATATGGAACATCCTGATATTCAATCCCTGATTCCACATCCCATTCAATGAACCTTTCTTCACCTGCAAATTTTAAAATTTCATAGCTGTTTTTGCATCCAACCTTGATGTCTGCCGTCAGACCACATGCAATCTTCACATGTGTGAAGCACTGGTCAACATCTGTATTTTTAAAAAGGAAATGCCTACCCCTTGTCGTTTGGTATACCCTGCAATCAAGCTGTCTTTCTTCCACAATCTTCATCAGGATTTCAGACTGTTCCTTGTCATCAATATCAATAAGGATTGTCTGTTCAGCAAGGATTCCTGCAAATTCAGGAAGGTCTTTCACTTCTTCATATGTGTGAAGGTCTGATGCAGGAACATTCTTGAATTTTTCTGTGCATTTTTTATTTTTTGTAGTCACATAACCCTTGAATAGTTCCAAACCATCACCTTCTTTCCATCATCTTTTTTTTTCATAATGCTACACCAAACCCTTTCAGCCTGTCTCTTGCCACACCCACATACCACTGCTTGTCAAGCAGTTCGGGACATGGGACACCATTCACTTCATCATTAAATATAAAGCTGTGTTCAGGACAGTTTTCAATCTTTGCAACACCGCCTGTGATTGCATGTTTCTTGTAAAGTGTTCCGTCATGGTGATTCAGACTTGCAAACACCCTGACACATTTTTCTTTAATTGGAAGACCATCATTATTGTAGACCTTGACCTTCTTTTTCTTCCCTGTCTTGCCTATAACCTCTTTAGTGCTGAATGTGCCCCCATGATAGATGCAGTCATATTTTCCTGAAATCTTTTTGACCTGTTGGAACTCTTTCAGGTCATTGCATCCAAAGATTGTTGTTTCAATTGGAACACCCTTGGTCATATAGTCAACCAATGCTGTGTTAATAATCGGAAGGTCATAGTCAAGTGTTCCGAGTCCTTTTACATATGCACCTTTGGACTTATAATGTCCCCATTCATCCATAATCAGATAATTGTTTACATCTTTTTGGAAGATTTCCCCCCAACCATAATCATCAAATTCAAGGGACAATCCTGTTCTTTGTTCCCATTCAAAAGCAATGTCATCAATCAAATCATAATCATCATAACTGTGCATTTTTATCAGGATTCCATCTGTGTTCACCTGAATGATGTCACACACACCTTCCAATCTTTCAAGCAGGTCAACACCAACCAAAATCTGACCAAACACACAGGTGTTGTTAGCCCCCCTTGGGTCATATAATTTATTGAACTTGTCCTTCATAGCACCATATGTTCCATTAAGGACAATCTTGAATGGTGCTTGTTCCTTTTTCTTTCCTTCTGCTTTCAATTGCAGTCTGAACCGCAAGATTTCTTTGTATCTTTCAAGACCTTCGTCAGAAACAGACCTTGAAAAGCAGTATTCAGGATAAAGACAGTCAATTGTTGGATATAGCGAACCTACATCCATGTTGATGAAATAACCCTTGTCATGATAGGATTCAATTGCACCATGAACACCGCCCCAAGCAAATGTCATTGGTATTCCTGCCATAATTTTTTCAAGTTTGTTGGCTTTGTTTCCTTTTTTGTACGTGTGGTTTTCAGGATTCATGAACCAAGCAGGAACATCAGTGTATTTTTCCACCCTTGCACAAGGTGGAAGGGAAATGTCAAATTCATCATCATAACTGTGTTTGGTTGCACCAAGAATTTCTGCTGACAATTGTACCTTAGTCTTGTTTATATAGGACAAAGGCATTTTATACATTTTCAGAAGTTCCATTTGTGCTTCAAAATCTGATTTTCTTTCAATAAAGACCAACACAGTCTGTTCCACATCATGTCTGCAATAGAACACAGTCTGTTCAATTTCTTTGTCTGTCAGTTTCCTGTCAATATCAAAAGGGACTGTTGTTTCCTTGATGTCGTTACCCATGAAGCCTTCAAACACTTTCAGTCCCCTGTCAACATTCTGCATTACATCATAATTATTCAATTGATATTTCCTGAATGCACCTGAAAAACTGTAACCTGACCGACCTTTCAGAATGATGTGGTCATTGCATTCCTTGGGATTCAAGCCACAAAGGATAGACTTCAAAATGAATTGGTCATACCCCCTTGAATTGAACCCCACCCATATATCATTAACATGCTCCTGATAAAATGCTTCAAGTTCAGAAGGATTGTTGATGATGACATGTTCTTTCTGATTGTCCATGTCCATGATGACTACCAACCAATCATATTTGAACACTTCAAAATCATAGAACACCATCCGTCATCATCTCCCTTCTTTAGCTCTCATAGACTTCTTTGATTGTGTAGATAGGATAATCCTTCTTGTTCTTCTTGTACTCAATCAAAAATTCAAGACCTGCACTTTCAATTGCTTCCATAATGTCCATAATCAAATCATTGTACTGATTATAGTCCTTAAATTCAACTTCTTCGACCGCTTCAAGTGAGCGAAGAAAAGTGTTGACATTGCCAATCTGAAATCCCTGTGTGATGACCGCATTCATAAACAGAAGCTGATTCTTATAATCACCCTGCAAAATTCTGAACCATGCCGAAAACATTGGGTCACCCTTGGATGACTCTTTCAGTTCCATCTTCTCAATCTTGATTTCATATGTACCAACAGGGACTTCTGCATATTCGCCTGTTCCACCATTGGCTTCAACTTCTTTTGTATCTTTTGCAAGACCTTCCACATCAATTGCTTTGTTCCACTTATCAAATACTGACATATTATTCACCTTTGCCTTTCATAATTAGTCTTCAAACAATCCGCTGAATGCCTGACTGAATGCTTCAATAATCTTCTCACTTGCCTGTCCAATTGCGTTTCCAAATTCGTCAGCAATTTCACTGAGTTTTTCAGGGTCAAAAAAGACCTTCTTTGTTAAAAACTCATTGAAGATTCCACTGCACACAGTATGAATTGCAAGTTCTTGTGCTTCTGACAGGAATGCATCTTCCAAATCTTCATCCTTGCTGATTTCGTATTCAATGATTTCAGCAATGTCTGCATCAGGATTCTTTTCAAGCACTTTCATGATGTTTTCCTTGATTCCTTTTTCCTCTAGTACCTTTATAAACTTGTCCATTATTCAGTCCCCCTTGTCTTCCTTGTCCTGCGTGTTCTTACAGGTTTTTCTTCTGCCTGTTCAGGTTCAGGCGGATTCATTGCATCATCAACAGAATGGGATGCAGTTTCTACATTCTGGTTCTGTGCATCCTGCACATCTGATTCCCCCTGCTCTGAATCAGCACCTTCATCCTTGTTGTTGGTTCTGCTCACCCTGCGTGATGTCCTCTGTGGCTTGTCAGAATCGTCAGATTTGGCTTTTTCTTCAACAGGTGAAGAAGTGTCCACCTTGCACTGTCTTCCCTCATTCGCTTCATCATAGACTTCACACAATGCATCCCAATCCAAAGGAATCTGTGTCTTGCTGATTCCCTTCAACCTGCCACCGCCAAAGATAACTTCATTGGATTTGAAATTCAGTGTCCTACTGTCATCATCTTCCACAACAACCCTTGCAACAATATCCACCATTCCTGCAATCTTGTTTGCAACCTTGTCTGCAATGTTCGGCTTTATTGATGTAATTTTGTCACCTGATTTCTTGGTGATGTCCTTGGTTGTGTCTTCATGGGATATAAGGACAATATTTTCATAGTCCAAATTCATCAGTTTTCTGATGGTGGACAGAAATTCAGTTCTGACCTTATCCCATGCCCTGAAACTGTCATCAGATTCATGTGTGATTCCAAGTTTGTCATACATGTAGAGTCTGCAAGATTCATAAGTGTCTTCAAGCAGGTCAACAATGATGGTCTTGAAGTCATTGTCATTCTTTTCAAGCTCGTCAATTATCTTCTTGAAATTCTCCCATGCAAGAACCTTCTGTCTTCCTTCGTAGGTGTCCTTGATTGACAGATACTGCATTGTGACAAACTGAATGTTTCCGTCAGTGTTCAGGTTCAGTGGCATTGGTGCAGAGTCCATGAAGGTTGTCTTTCCACTGAATGCACCGCCATAAATCCACAACTTTCTTTTGGTGGTCTGTCCCACCTGTCTTCTTTCTGCTTTTGGTAAAATCATGTGATTTTCTCCTTTCAAACAATATTCTTTATATTCACACCAATCACAAAGATATGACTGACGTTTGGGAAAGTCCTTTGCAAATTGGATGTTCATGCAGGTTTCAAAGAAATCAATGACCTTCTGTGGGTCATATTCCACCTGTTTCACTTCAACATCAAGTCCCTGCATTTCAGATTCAATCCTTTTCCTGAATTCTTCCAAAGATTCTGTTTTCTTCTGCTTGATGCTGACTTTTGGAACAAACACAAAGAACATATTCCTGATTCTTTTCCCTGTTATTTGTTCGCAAAAATACTTGTAAACATGCAGTTGTCTTGATTCCATATAGTGCTGTTGATTGTTGGAATATTTGAAATCATACAAATCAAACTGACCATGTGGAAGGTTCGCATCATGTTTGGTGCATGGAACAAGCAAATCCATTGTCCCTTCATACCAATCAGACTGCATCTGTACTTCGTGAAGTCCGTCAGGTATGACTTCCTTCACCCTTGGAATCCAATGTTGAAGTTTGATTGCTTCATTTATGTGTCCGTCTGTGATGACAGGATATGACATGAAATATTCATGCAATGCTGTTTCCACATCTGTTTCCACTCCCTTATGCAATGCAGTCCCTATTTTCAACGCATTTGCAGGGTCATCTGATTCCAATGCTTCAATCCCCTGACCATATCTAAAGAACCACCTTGCAGGACAACTTTCAAAACATTCCGCTGTTGAAAAATGAAATCTGTCCATTCAATCTCCTTTATTTATTTTATTTTCAAAGCATTTCCACTTTGATTTCAACACCTCATAAAGTTTCCTATTATCAGGGTCAGCAACCAATCTTTGAAACAGTCCAAAGTCTTTTGGATAAAGCAGGATTGCAAGACCATCTGCACTGTCAATTTTCCGCAAATTGTAAATTTGCAATTCTGACGGTCTTCCATCCGCTGATTTAACTTCAATCCCCATGAACCGTCCCTTGCAACATACAAGTAAGTCAGGGACACCTGCTTTGGTAAATTCACCACCGCCCCAATATTTGATGAACCAACACCCTTCATCCTTTAGAAATTTCTTCACCCTGTTTTCAAAATTCTTTTCACTCCCCATTATCTCACTCCCCAGCTATGCATACAGGAAGGACGACACCCACCAGTTCGATATTTTCATAAACGAACACCGGCGACTTCCTGTTGATGATTTGGAAATTTGCGTCCCTGTCGAACATTTTAAGGTACTTTTCATTCACCCAGGCATGTTCCGTATCATTGGCGATCCTTGCAATGGTTTCCTTTGTGCCCGGGATAACCCTCCGCTCGTAAGTCATCTGTGCATACTTGGCATTGTCTGCTTCCTTGGTGATGTTTTTAATACTAATGGGGGCTGTATTCTCCCATTTTGACAGGTCAATCACAAAGTCCTTTTCCTTGATGAGATATACCACAGTCCCATCTTCAATAATTCCGACACGCTGTGTCCCAGGTGATGCAGGACTGTAACAAAATTTCCTGCTTTTACGCTCCTTGTCGCTGTAATTCTGTTTCACTATGAATGTGAGCAAGTTTGATTGGATTTTTGTAATATTCATTTTCATGCCTCCTGTTTTTTATGCTGAAATAATTTTTCTTTATAAAACCACTGCAAGGATATAATCTTGAGCTTTCAATACAACGGTTAAATTTCTTACAGTCTTTGCAGGTCACCGACAATCACCCCTTCACACTGATTCTGACTGATGCACTGACCTTGGAAGTCTTGCTGTACTTTTCAGCAATGTCGGGATAGTCTTTTTTCAGCTTTGCAGAATCAATGGTTGTCCTTGTGGATTCTGCAACATAGGTGATTTTCAGGATGTCATTGTCCACATTCTTGACACCATAAACCCCCATCACATCTGTCAACTGCTTTCTGATTTCCTTGTCCTGTGCTTCCAAGGCTTTCTTCTGCCTGTCCAACTCTGCAATCTGCTTCATAATTGCAACCGCTTTTTCATCAGCGTTGAATGCTGTCACGCTTGTTTCTTCTGTGACTTCAACCGCATCTTCACATTCAGAACTGTCATTCAGTTTATCCAGTTCTGAACAGGCTGTTTTACAGGTTTCCTTGTTTTCACAGTGGAAACAACACAAGTTCTTTCCACATTCTGCATTTTCTGACTGTTTACAAATTATCATTTTCAATCATCCTTTCTATGTATTTTTCTATAACTACCAATGGAAGCATCATAAGGATTCCAATGACCATCTGTGGGACAAGGTATGTTGTTTCATAATATTGACCTATTTCATCCATATAGTCACGAGTCCCAACCGCACCAACCAACAGGAAGAATCCAAAGAATGCAATTATTCCCATTATGTTTTCAGCTATCTTTAAACAATTCATCTGTAAAGTCCTTCCTTTCTTCCAATGTTTTCAAAATCCGTTCTTCTATGCTCCCCCTGCATATCATCAGATAATAGAAGCAGGTCTTTTCCTGACCAATCCTGTGAATCCTTTTCTTGGACTGTTCAAAATCTTCTGATGACAGTGGAAGTGTGAAATATATGATTTTATTGCATTTCTGCAAGTTCAAACCCTTGCTTCCTGCCTGATACTGCACCAAGGTCACACTGTTGGACTCTTCTTCATATGCTGTCAAGTCTTTGGTATGTCCGTTCACTTCTGAAACAGGCTTGTCACATTCCTTGCAGACCGCTTTCAGTGCATTCAATTCAGCATTGAATGAATAGAACACAATCACCCTGTCTTCTGTGGACTGAATCAAGTCCATGAATGCCGACAGCTTTTCTTTGTTGTAATGTCCGCACAACTGTCTTGCATAAAGCATCTTTGTCAGTGTGGTGTCACCAACCAATTCTGTTTCATCAATCCACACAATGCAGTCTTTCATAAATTTTGAATATTCTTTCGACCTATCCACCTTTATCTTTGTGAAGATTTGTTTTGGAAGGTCAAAAACTTCTTCTGTCTTCATGAAGACCGCCCCATGTTCACGCATTTTTCTCTTCAGCCGTTCAACATTCTTACAGCCTGTGACCACTT